AAATATACTGGACAATTTGGTTTATTTTTCCAAATTAATATATCATTATTTTGCATATATTCTTGATATAAATTTGTAAAATTTTCAGTAAAATAATATTGAGAATCAAGATAAAATATTATATCATTTTCATTTACTATTTTTAATATTTTATTAATTAATATTGGTTTCCATAACCAATATCCACCACCACGTGGCAATGATAAAATATAATTATATCTTATATAATATTCATTATCAATATCACTTCTATTAAAAACAATTATTTCAAATTCTTTTCCATATTCTTTAACTGATTCTAATAATTTTAATATTTGTTCAGTATGCGAACCATCATTATAAACTATAAAAAAAAGCATTATTAATATGTATATACATATTTATTTATATTACAATTGCCAGAAAGTAACATTATACTCTTTTGATAATGGATCATCTACATTATAAATATTTTTAATTTCTAAATGATTATTAATAATACCATTATCTGTTATGATTATTGGTAAATTATTATTATATATCCACTCATTATTTATAAAAAATTTATATTCATATTCACCAGAATGTAAAAATGTATGGTAATAATATTTATGACCATACTGATACATTTTTATCTTATTCCAATTATTAAACGAACCTGCAATATATATGTCTTCATTATTTCTTGATGTATATTCAAATGTATATTGAATCATCTTTGTTATAATTTATAATATATATACATATAAATTTTATTATTCAATTTTATAAATTAATCTTCTTGCATTGCATCATTTAATAATGATAAGTCACTCATATAACGTCTAATTGCCCCAACATCAGTTGAATATTTAATAGCATATTCTGTCTCATTTTTAAATTCTATATCTAAACAATTACGTTTATATATTTCTTCAACTCTTGATGGTATCCAATGTTTATTAGAAACTTTATAGTCATTTAAAATTTTAGCGATAGTTTTGAAATCTAATGTAAATGCATTCGTAAATTGTTCAATTTCTTTTTCTTTTTCAATATAATTTTCATAATAATTTTCATAAAACTTTAATGAATCAGATTCAGTTGATAATATTTGTAATATTTTTCGAATTTCACTACATTTTTTTACACTATTTCTTAATGCAATAATTAATCTAACTACATCAAAATTTTCATTTTTAACTAATTTTTTATCAATAGTATCAAATCCAAATGGAGCATTTCCTAAACATAATCCCAGTGCTTTTCTGTACTTTATGTTTGCAATTATATTATTTCGAATAGTTGTCCATTGATGTTCACTATTTTCTAATCCAGCTTGTACTAAATGATAATTAGTTTCCGGATCTAATATAATATTTTCTTTTACAAAATGTAATATAATATTTTTTTTTAAACATACATCTAACAATTTATTACCATATTGATGACTACGACTAAATCTAGTAATATCATTGACAATTAAATTTATATTTTTGTGACTTTTTATTAGTGTTTCAAGATTTTTTTGTCTTCCATAACCACTATTATGTTCTTTATGTATTGCTTTTATTCTCAACTTATTCTTTTTACAATATTCTGTACAATTGCTTTCTTGAGTTGAAAAACTTTGTGATTCTATTTTTAAATTAGAGACACGACAATAGATAATGTTTATCATAATATATATAAATAATCATATGGGAAGAATATATTGATAATTCAATTTTTACAAAAAATTGAAAATATATTAGAAATAGGGTTCTATTAAGATTAGAGTTCTTAAAATGATCAAATTTGATTCTTTTTTTAACGCTGTGCTTTCCGGATTTCTGGAAGGCTTGACCTCAAAATGGTTTCTGACTGGATTAGTCCTGTTAGTATCATTTGTTATGTTTGCACACAGCAAGCATGACATTACCGTCAATGACAAAAACGCGAGTATTTTTGCTCTCGTTCGCGCAATCCACGCTTCCACCGAAGCATCTGGAAAGCGATTTGTTTTTGCCGTTACCGGTGGTGGTAGCACTGCTCTCTCGTATCTGATGTCCCAGTTTGGGGCGTCTAATACGGTGTTTGAGTTTAATTGCACCTACGCTTGCGAGTCAACTCGTGAGTATGTGCAACCTGCAACCATCGGTTCATTTGCTTCGGTTGACACTGCCATGAAACTTGCTTTTGCATCTCTGAAGCGCTGCATTGCGCTTCTTACCATGCAAAGCGATGATCTAACAAGTCTCTCCAAGCTCAACGGTGCAATTGGCATCGGTGCGACTGCATCTCTTGCTTCCAAGGCTTGGAAAAGGGGCGAGCACCGCATCTTCATTGCACTCACCACAAATGACAAGGAGATCACTTTTTCTCTTAACTTGTTCAAAGGTGTTGATGGAAATCCCTTTCGGACTCGTGAGCAGGAGGATGATCTGTGTGGCAAGCTGATTGTCTGCATCACTGCATTCGCATGTGGTCTACTTGACAACGCATCACTTGTTGCTTTCATGATGGCGAATGGACTTGACAAGAAGGACACTCTTGTGATTGGCGATGTTACTGTGAAGAACTCTTTAGAGACTCTCATTGCAGGAACTATCGAGAACCTACTGTGCATTCCGTCAGCAGACGGTGGAATGTCTATGGTTGCAGATGTTCCGCTTCACCTCCTGGGCAAGTACGCCGAGCACAAGCCAAAAATTGTTGCTCTTCCTGGGAGCTTCAATCCGCTGCATGGTGGACATGAGGCTGCTCTCCTTGATAGCATCGCAATTTTACGAGGAGAGCAACCCAGCTTGAACATCCAAGGTTTGTTTGAGATGTCCGTTTTCAACGTTGACAAGCCTCCTCTCGGAATTGCTGATCTCGCTGCACGACTTGAGCACTTTCGAGAGCAGTCATTTCCAGTGTTTCTCACAAAGACCCCTCGGTTCGTTGACAAGGCGCGCGCTTATCCAGGAATGTCTTACGTCATCGGTGTCGACACGCTGATTCGGCTCATTGATCCCGAGTACACTGGCGGGAGCATGGATTTGTTGACACACTTTCTCCTGGAGATGACATCCAAGGGAACAGAGTTTTTTGTTAACTCCCGGACCTTTGGCATTGCAAAGATTCCTCCGAGCTTCCGACTCCAGTTGGAGGAATCTACGGTTCTTACCTACGCAATGCTTCGCGAAGAAGTACCCTACGTACTCCGTCAGTTCTTCAAGGAAATTCCGACAAACGTGCACGTGAGTGTTTCATCTTCAGCAATCCGGAAAATTGCCTAAAGATGTCTCAATGCAACAGTTTGTGTGTTTAAAAATCTATTTATAATCTTATAAATAATTTTTTAATATTTTGACCAATCTATTAATAAAAATTTATGTTCAGCATCCAATTCAATTTCAAAAGAAGGAAATTCTAATAAAAGTGTATCTTTTACTTTCTTTAAAACATAATTATTTTCAAATATATTGAAATTATGTTTATATGTCTTATTATTTGAATTTTTTAAAACTTCATTACATATTTCAATTACTATACCATTTATATATCTTTTATGTTCTTCTGAAATTTTATATTCTAAAATTTTTTTTGATAATTCAATTTCCATAAATTATATAATGATTATATTCTTATAATCTTTATAAAGTAATTTTAATTTGCACAGGATTGAAATATTCTGCTTGAAATCTACCCGATAATGTTTTTATAAAGTTTATTTTATTACTTTTAATAAATTTATATGCATTTTTAGTTGAGATTGTTTTGTCATTTTTAAAAAAAATATCAATTAAATATTCTTTTTCGTTATATTTGATATGTCCTGCTACGTGGTTTCCATAAATATAATCTATTTTCATTTGATCATATAGTTTATTAAATTCATTTAATTCAAGTGTATCTATTTCCTTTTGATCAATCATTTTGTATATAATATATTTAATAAAATATTAATTTATTAATTATTCAATTTTTTGAAACAAAAAATTGGTGGGAAGCTTTTCAAGCAACAGAACAATTTTTTATACTATTTCATTATAATTATTTACTTCTGGTATATTTCTTTTTTGACAAAAATTTTCTTTACAATACGCAAAAAAACAACATACACCACCAATTGGTATTATTGACATAAATATTATTGCCATTATTTCTTCTTCATACATTATATATATATTTGAATATATTTATAATAAAATAAAAATTGATTAAAAAATTTTTAATAATAATAAATAATTAAAACAAAATAATGAATATATGTAAGGAATTATTCTTAAAGTTCGTTAATGAATTTATTACATCATATAATGAATCACTACCATTTAAAATATTTAATATTTTATATTTAATAACAACAGTTATAACTATATCATTGGGTACATTTACATTAATTGATGGTAAATATTTTGCTAGTTGGGGATGGGTTATATTTACTATCGGCTGCTTGCTATTAATGTTAGTAGGACTATTTATAATAATATTTTGTTTAAGTGAATGTGCTATTATAGTAGATAAATCATTAATAGTTGAAACTACAAAAGAATCAAATAAAATAAATGTAAAACATATTACATCTGGTGCAAAAAAAACAAAGAAAAAAATACTTACTAGTGAAAGAATTGATGTTGTTGTTGAAAAATAATATATTTTATATTATATACTTATGGTAACTTATAAAGTATTAGATAGAGTTATTTATAATCCTACAAATTCTTCTGATAAAGTAAATTTTCAATATGGGACAATTATTGAAATCGATGATATTTATTTATTTATTAGATTTGATAATAATGAAAAAATTTTTAAATTATTATCAACAAATGTATGTTTAGATCATCAACATGAATTATGCAATATTTTTAAAAAAATAGTTATTACTATCTAAACTCTACAATCATTTAGTTCTACTACTCGTATAAATACTTTTATATCTTCATTTGTATAATCATATTCAAAATACCCAACTCTTTCTAGTTGCATTGAATCTACTGAATTAATAGCATAATTTTCTAAATATCCAATATATTCTTCTTTACTATTCTGATTTAATTCCTTATTAATCATTACATCATTATAAATAATATATTTAACTTTTGTACTAAATGATGGATCAGCGCTTACCCAGTGAATAATTCCTTTTACTTTTTTAGGCTTTTCAGGTTCAACTATTCTACAAATAATCTTTTCGGATGTATGACTTACATACTGAATAAATGGACCATATCGTAAACGAATTGTTTTTCCTGGTGCGAGTCTATAAAAATCTGGATCATCTACTTCTCTAAAATCACTTGATTCAATATATAAATTCTTTGTTAATATAGTTTCATGTGTATCTTTAGATTTTGGATGATTCTGATGCATACAGATTATAGGAGATTCTTGAAAATTTTCAATTTCAACTAGTAGTGGTTTTACTACTCCATATACTCGAGTTGCATTTTCATCTAATTCTTTTCTTAAATGATGTTTAATCATATCATTTGCAAACATCTGATCAGATCTACCCATACTTGCAAACTGAACAATATTTTTAAGAATAGTTGGAGTATATCCTCTTCTTTTTAATCCTCTAATTGTAAGTAGTCTCGGATCATCAAATCCATCCATTACTTTATCTTCTACTAATTTAATAATATTTCTTTTTGATAAAATATTATTT